GCAGACATCAAGCTCCATGATAAACCTTCCTAGACTATCAATAAATAATAAGACTAGGTCTGCAACAGGCTCGTCTATACCAGACGGCACAGTTAAGATTGACCACCCTAAGTACGGTGTCGTTTACGCTGAACAGGCATGGATAAGAGTATTTCAACAGAGATTCTTTTACCAGAGATACGATGAAAATGCTATCTTCCAGACCAAAGAAGGTAAGGACATGCGAGGAAGGTATGTAAATCGTTCTGTGTTTGTTCGCAATCCGTATGATGATGCCTTAGATGAATTAGGTACTATGAATTGTGGCAAGACTAAAATAGATGATTGGGATACTGCTTCGGACACAGAAAAAGAATGGTGGAGAGGCTCTAAGAGATACAGAGTATTGTTTGGTCTTTTGCGTGTAGTAGATGCAGTAAAAGAAGGCAATGGTGAAAAGGTATCTTTTGAAAACTTCCCAGTAATGTATCAGATAGGTAGTAAGGACACGTTTAAACAGTTCGGTAACGCTCTATCTGAGATGGCAAAAAGCAAAGTAGCCCCTTACAGTAGAGAACTAAAGTTTGAGATGGAGTATAAACAAACTCCCGCTATTAGTTGGTACATAGTTAATCCTACCATTGAAAAAGAAGCATTAGAACTTACTGAAGATGATTTAGCTACTAATAAAGTATTTAATGAATACATCCTAACTCACAGCGAGATGGTAAGACAGAAAGCGTCAGAGGCTTCTAAGAAGATTTTAGATGCTGATGTAGTACTTGGTGCAGAAGAGTTCATAGAAGTAGCAGTATAACATGAACGATAACTTAGCAAAGATATTTGCCTACCTAGAAAAAGCTAGTGCAGATAACTCTACCATGTCAGACGATATTGTAGAAGAAGCAGGTGAGTATTTTAAAAAGGCTTTAAAGCGACAGTTTAATCCTGAGAAGAGGGTGTTTAAACTACGACCCTCTAATTTAGGCAAGCCTCTATGTCAGCTACAGATGGATTCTATGGGAGCAAAGAAACAACCCCATGATTCTACCTTTAAGATGCGTATGATACTAGGAGATACAATAGAAGCTATCTTTAAAGCAATATTAAAAGCTTCTAACGTACCTTTTGAAGACAGCGAACAGGTAGAGATACAAATAGGAGAACACACCTTAACAGGTGAAACCGATTTATACATTGACGGAAAAGTAGATGATGTTAAATCTTGTTCTGCTTGGGCATACAGAAATAAATTTTCATCTGATGCTAATATGAAACACCATGATACGTTTGGTTATGTAGACCAATTAATTATGTACGCTAAAGGCTCTAACAAAAAGATAGGTGGTTGGTGGGCTATTAATAAAGCCACTGGAGAAATGACCTACTTAGAGTTAGAGCTTTCTGATGAAGAAAAGGAAGAGCGTTTAAACGTTATAGAATCTAAGATAGAAGCTATAAAAAATAAACTTCCTTTTAAACGTAATTTTGAGGCGGTTGAAGAAACTTTTAGAGGTAAGAAGACAGGTAATAAACATCTTAATAAAACGTGTGGTTTTTGTGAATACAAGCACTCTTGTTGGGATGACCTTACACATAAACCTCAACCTGCTTCTTCTGCTGTTAGCCCCCCTTGGCATTATTATACTGAACTTTCCGAGGCTACAGCTTAATGGCAAAGAAGCCCCTTAAAATAAGGGATGGCGAGATTAATATTCGCCTTACCCCTAAAGCAGACGAAGATGGAGACTGGATGCATGAGACTTTTATTACCTGTAATCCGTCTGCTAATATCCCTACTGATGCTTACGAGCATTACATTGACTTGGCTCGTGCTATGGTTGGTTTTAGTTATGTCGCATCTGATGAACTTATTGACCTACATACCACATTTTTTGATAAAGCAGTTGACGGGAAAATAACAGGAAAAGAAGGAGATATGATATGGAATTCCATAGATTTTGAACTGGAAGAACCTGTTGTGGAACGAAAAGGAAACGTAGTACACGTGGACTTTACCAAAGAAGAGTAATAGTCTTTTTTAGGTCAGCGTTAGGTGTAATCATACTTAACACTTTCTTTAATTTATTAATAGTTTATAGTGACACAAATGAAAATATCTTTGTGTTCGGGAGAGAAAAACTGAATGAAGAAGCTTACAACATCGAAGTTTGATGATGTGAATTATCCACAACATTATAATGAAGGAGGCATAGAAGCTATAGACGCAATAAAAGCTTCTATGTCATCCTTAGAATTTAAGGGGTACTTAAAAGGCAATGCCCTAAAGTATATGTGGAGATATACTTATAAAGATAAGCCTGTAGAAGATTTAAGGAAAGCTAAATGGTATTTAGAAAAGTTGATAGAGTCTAATGAAAACACTAGCTAGAATAATCATTGACATAGAAGTTGACCCAGAAGTATACGTCATGCCTGTAGACAACGACATTGAAGAAGAGATGTCTGATATTATTATTAACACTTTTTACGAACTAGAAGGAATAGATATTGCAGATGTCACCACAACGCAAAAAATACAACGGAAGAAGTAATGTTGCTCCCCTTAGAATACAATACGAAGAAGGGCAGAGAGCATTTTACAATGGTAAGCTAAGGAATCCTTACCCTAGTTATCACATGAGACATAAGGAATGGGAGCGAGGATTTAACCTTGCATATTTTAAAAACAAAAGTAAATTAAGAAGGCAACGATAATGGCTACATACGACTTAACTAAACAAGTTTCTAATACAATAGAACTACCCACAGACTACCAAAGCTTTATTCATGTTTCTAGGTACGCTAGATGGATAGACGAAGATAACCGAAGAGAATCCTGGAACGAGACAGTTACTAGATATTTTGATTATTTAACTAAACGTTTAAAGGAACAAAATAAATATACATTAGAGATAGGTTTACGAAAAGAATTACAAGATGCTGTCCTTAACCTAGAGATAATGCCTTCTATGAGAGCCTTGATGACTTCTGGTGTAGCACTAGATAGATGTAATGTAGCAGGATATAACTGTTCTTATCTTCCTGTAGATAGCGTTAGGTCTTTTGACGAATGCCTTTATATACTTATGTGTGGCACAGGTGTTGGTTTTTCAGTAGAAAGAAAGTATACAAAACAATTACCTACAATTAATGAATCCCTTGAAGACAGCGAGACTACTGTAGTTGTAGGAGATAGCAAGGCAGGTTGGGCTAAAGGCTATAAAGAATTAATACATCTACTATACTCTGGTCAGATACCTAGTTGGGATTTATCTAAGCTAAGACCTGCAGGAGCTAGGCTTAAAACATTTGGTGGAAGATCAAGTGGTCCAGACCCTTTGGATGATTTGTTTAGATTTACTGTAGGCATATTTAAAAATGCAGTAGGTAGACAATTAAAGTCTATTGAGTGTCACGACCTTATGTGTAAGATAGGCTCTGTTGTAGTAGTAGGTGGAGTAAGACGTTCTGCACTTATTAGTCTATCTGATTTACAAGATCAAGAGATGGCGTTAGCTAAATCAGGTGAATGGTGGAGCAACGAAGGTCAAAGAGCATTGGCTAATAACTCCGTTTGCTACAAAGAAAAACCTCCTATAGGTATCTTTATGAGAGAATGGCTTACATTNTATAATTCTAAATCAGGTGAGCGNGGNATATACAATAGACAATCTGCCGTAGAAAAGTCATTAGAGAATGGTAGACGAGATTCAGAACACGACTTTGGTACTAACCCTTGTAGTGAAATTATACTAAGACCTTATCAATTTTGTAATCTTACTGAGGTAGTAGTTAGATCAGATGACACTATGGCTACTCTAATTAAAAAAGTAGAGCTTTCTAGTATACTAGGAACATTTCAATCTACTTTAACTGATTTTAAATACCTTAGAAAGATATGGCGAGACAACACAGAAGAAGAAAGGTTGTTGGGAGTCTCATTAACAGGTATCATGGATTCAAAATTACTCAATGGAGCAAACGACCCTCATTTAGAAACAAGGTTAAAAGACTTAAAAAAGATAGCAGTACAAACTAATAAAGAATATGCAGAGCGTTTAAACATACAGCAGTCTACTGCAATAACATGTGTCAAGCCTTCTGGTACGGTTTCTCAATTAGTTGATTCAGCATCAGGTATACATGCAAGACATTCCCCTTATTATATTAGGACTGTTAGAGGAGATAAGAAAGATCCTTTAACTAGGTTTATGATTGAGAAAGGAGTGCCTGCAGAAGATGATATAACACAACCAGAAAACACTACAGTCTTTAGTTTTCCTGTGCAATCACCTGATAAAGCAGTTACCCGTGACGATACCTCTGCCTTAGAGCAATTAGATTTATGGCTACAGTACCAAAAATTTTGGTGTGAGCATAAACCTTCTGTTACTATTACAGTAAAGGAAGACGAGTGGCTAGACGTGGGAGCGTGGGTGTATACTAATTTTGACAATGTTGCAGGAATATCTTTCTTGCCTCACTCAGACCATACATATAAACAAGCACCCTATCAAGATTGTTCTAAAAAAGAGTACTTAGAATTATTAAAAAAGATGCCTAAAAAACTTGACTGGAAAGATTTAATAGATTATGAAGTAGAAGACAGTACAAGGGGTGGACAAGAATTAGCTTGCTCTGCAGACTCTTGTGAAATTGTAGATATA